CTATACAGGGTTACCGCGCGCACAAACCACACACGCCCCAAAAATTGACCCATCAAAAAACAAAAGCCCAACAATCTCAATAGCTTAACTCCCCGTACCCCCAAAGCACCCCCCGCCCGATCAAATAAAAAACGACCCCGGGGGGTATCCAAGCCCCAAAAACCGTGAGATAAACAGGGCGTGGAAGCCTATCAACCTTATCGGAGAACGACACGATGATCAACAAGCCTTCCCCTTTGCTGCCCTATGAAGTGGCGGAACTCCCCCACCGCGCACTCCGCTGGCTGCGGGCGGCCATGTACCTGCTGGAGGCCGCCAGCGTGTTTGTGTTTGTCGCGCTGGCTGTGGCCGTGATTGCGTATGTGGAGGCCTACCGGTGACGACGGAGGAGTACCGCGACTTGTTGGAGCGCAACAACTTGCGTCAGGTGGACGCGGCGTGGATGTGTGGCATTGGCGAGCGGCACGCCCGCAGCCTCGCGCTGGGCAAGTTCCCGGTGCCGCAGTACGTGGCCACCATCTTGTTGGCATATGATGAGGGTAAGATCGACGCGCCGTGGCTGGTCAAACACATTGACCGGCCGGTGCCTTGAGGGAGAGCGACATGACTACGACCCAGACCAAGGCCGAACTGGTGGCCAAGATTGCGGAGTTGGAAGCCCGACTGAGTGAGGAGATCGACCTGTGCGAAAAGATTGGCTTTGAGCTTAACACGACCCAAGCGTGGCTCGAAAGCGTGCTGGACGCCAATGAGGCGATGGCGAAAGACCTCGCCGCCGTCCCCCGTTGGGTGCTGTGCCTTTTCGGCGTGAAGCTGGAGGATTGAAGCGTGAACGAGTGCTCGAACTGTTTCTTCGGACGGGTCGCGGACTTTTCTCCGCACATCCGGCCCCGCCTGACGTGCCGGGCGGTGCCGCCGTCCGGCAGGGAGGACTATTACTGGCCGGTGGTGCCGGAAAGTGGCTGGTGCGTGGACTACAAGCGGGACTACGACAAGTCGGAGCCCGGATCGCTGACCGGGGCGGAGAAGGAGGCCATGGTGAAGCGCGTCGAGGCCGTGGCCGAGAAGATCACGCGGGGAAAGAAGTGATGAACCCCAAGGGCATGAGTGACATCGAGCTTCTGGAGGCCCTGACGGGCCGCAAGGAGATGACGGCGGGGGAGATGAAGCGGCTGATGGAGGCGCTGGCCGAGCTTCAGCGGCGGTTCTGGGAAAGGGCGAAGTACCGTGAATGACATGCCGGAAGACGTGGGCCGCGCTGAGGCTAAGTTCCAAGCTGGAACGCGGTTTCACCCCTACGTGTGGGAGGCGGGGAAGAACTCCGCCGCCCGCATTGCGGAGTTGGAGATCGAGAACGAGCGCCTGCGCGGGGCGCTGGCCAGCATTCAGGACATCGCCATGCTCGCCCGCCGTGCCCTTGGAGGTGAGCCGTGACGAAAAAGGTGATCAAGGGCCGCAAGGGCAATCAGCCCCACATCCCGACCAAGGAAACCCGCAATGTGGTCCTGACCGGCCGCGCCCGTGGCATGACGCAGGTCGAGATTGCGGAGTTCATGGGCGTCACCGACCGCACCCTGCGGAACCACTACAAGGACGAGCTTCGCACCGGCAAGTACGCGGCCGTGAAGCAGGTGGCGGACAAGCTGTTCAAGATTGCCATGGACGAGGACCCGAGCACCATCAGCCAGCAACTGGCCGCCAGCATCTTCATTCTGAAGACGCAGGGCGGCTGGCGTGAGGTCAACCGCACGGAGATTACCGGCAAGGACGGCGGGGCCATCCAGATCGAGGCCTCGCGGGCCGTTCTGGACCCCCGCGACATGTCGCCGGAGGCGCGGGAGGAGTTCCGCACCCTGCTGGAGGGCAAGATGGCCGAAATCGAGCAGCAGGACGCCATCGACGGCGAGTATGAAGAGGTCGAGGACGGCGACGGCGAGGAAGAATGACCGCACTTGTCAGTTTCAACGGCGTCGATATCGACATCAAGGCCCAACTGAAGGCCTTGGACCGTGCCGAGTACGAGGACAGCCTGTACCTGTTTCTGACGAAGGCGTGGAAGTACATCGATTCGTCGCCGTGGACGGACGGGTGGCCCATCGAGGCCGTCGCGGAGCACCTGCAGGCGGTCGCTGACGGCGATATCAAGCGCCTCATTATCAACATTCCGCCCCGCTGTGGCAAGTCTTCCATCACGTCGGTGGCGTTTCCGGCGTGGGTGTGGGCCCAGCCCTACCACGGGCCGACGTCCGGCCCCGGAGTGCAGTTCCTGCACGCTTCCTACGCCCAGCAGTTGACCCTGCGGGACAGCGTGAAGTGCCGCAGGCTCATTGAATCGCCGTGGTATCAGGACATGTGGGGCGAGCGGTTCACGCTCAACAGCGACCAGAACACCAAGAGCCGCTTTTCCAACGACAGGGGCGGCGAGCGCCTCATCACTTCGGTCGGCGCGGCCGTGACGGGTGAAGGCGGCTCGATCATCGTGGTCGATGACCCCAACGCGGCGTCCGAAGCCTTTTCCGAGGCCACCATTCAGTCCACCATCGACTGGTGGGACGGTGCCATGAGCACCCGCCTGAACGATCCGAAGACCGGAGCGTTCGTGATCATCCAGCAGCGCCTCGCCGAGGACGACCTGACCGGCCACATCCTGTCGAAGGACGTGGGCGACTGGACGCACTTGTGCCTGCCGATGAAGTACGAGCCCGAGCGGGCGTTCCAGACCCGCATCGGATGGAACGATCCCCGCACCAAGCCCAATGAATTGCTGTGGCCGGAGCGGTTTGGCGAGGCGGAAGTAACGCTGCTGGAGAAGCAGCTTGGCCCGTTCGCGGCCGCCGGTCAGCTTCAGCAGCGGCCCGAGCCCGCAGGGGGCGGTGTCATCAAGCGGGACTGGTGGAAGCTGTGGGATGGCAATGCATTTCCCCCCATGGACTTCATCATCGCGTCTCTGGACACGGCCTACACCCTGAAGACGTCCAATGACTTCTCCGCCATGACCGTGTGGGGGGTATTTTCCGGCGACACGGTGGCCAACGACATCCGGGGCCTCGATGGGTTTGTGGAGCGGCGCTATACCGAGGACGTTCCCCGCGTCATGCTCATGTATGCGTGGCAAAAACGTCTGGAATTGCACGAATTGGTGGAAGAAGTGGCCTCGACCTGCCGCAGGCTGAAGGTTGACAAGCTGCTGATTGAAAACAAGGCCGCCGGGCACTCGGTGTCACAGGAATTGCGCCGCCTGTACGGCAATGAGCGGTTCGCCGTGCAGCTTCACGACCCCAAGAGCATCGACAAGCTGTCGCGCCTGTACTCGGTGCAGCATCTGTTTGCCGAGGGCATGGTATTTGCCCCCGACAAGGCTTGGGCAGAGATGACCATGACGCAAGTGGGGCAGTTTCCAAAGGGAAAACACGATGACATAGTGGATACTGTGTCTCAGGCCTTGCGCCATCTCCGTGACTTGGGCCTTTTGACCCGCGCGCCGGAGCGGATCGAGGAAATCGAGGCCATGAAGTCCTACCCCGGCGGTCGGGAGCAACCACTTTACCCTGCGTGAGGCGCGAAATGATCGAAGCGACCCGTGTGAAGGCCTCCGCCGTCGTGGACATGGTCAAATTTGGATCGATGCCGACGTGGGACGTGACCGTCTGGGGCGAGGAGCCCCACAATCACCGCCGGACCTACACCATCAAGGCGAAAACTGATAATGAGGCGGCATTCGAGGGCATCCGGCAATTTGTCGAAGAGATGGAAAACCTCGACGATGTAAAGGACGCCTGACATGGCCATGACGCCCGGCTTGAGCCCGAACATCCGTCAAGGCGGACTTGGCGGCGCTGAGCCTGTCAACAACGACGACGTGCAGGTCGAGATCGCCGAAGGCAAGGGCGACACGCCCGACATGGACGACGACGGCAATATCCTGCAGATCGAGCACGACGACGGCTCGATCACCATTTCCCTCGACGGCAAGCCCCTGAACGAGCGCGAGGACCGCGCCCCGAAGGGCTGGTTCGACAATCTGGTCGAGGACGTTGACCAGAATGAGCTTGTGCGGATCGCCGAGGACCTGCTGCGGGGCGTCGATGAGGACATCAACAGCCGCCGGGACTGGATTGAGGAGCGGGCGCAGGGCGTCAAGCTGCTGGGGCTGAAGATCGAGATACCGGGGCTGCAGGGGGCTGCGGACGGGGCTCCGGTGGAGGGGATGTCGAAGGTGCGGCATCCCCTCCTGCTGGAGGCCGTGCTGCGGTTTCAGGCCAACGCCCGGTCGGAGCTTTTGCCGACTGACGGGCCGGTGAAGATCAGGGACGACGACAACGCTGCGGACGTTCAGGAAGACAGCCTCGCCAACGCTCTGGAGAAGGACCTGAACCACTACCTGACGTCTACCGCCACGGAGTACTACCCCGACACGGACCGCATGCTGCTGATGGTGGGCTTTGGGGGGACGCAGTTCAAGAAGGTCTACTTCTGCCCGCTGCGGAACCGGCCTGTCAGTGAGAGTGTGGACGCCGACGACCTGATCGTCAACAACAACGCCACCGATCTGGCCAACGCCAAGCGCATCACCCACCGCATCATGATGCGGCCGTCTGTCGTGAAGCGCATGCAGATACTGGGCGTGTACCACGACGTCGATCTGGGCTCGGCCCGCGCGCCGAAACTGGACGCCCTGCAGCGGGAGGAGAAGTCGCAGCAGGGCATCATGCCCGAGAGCAAGCCCGACGACTACGACCGCGAAATTTACGAGTGTTACTGCGAACTCGACATCAAGGGGTTCGAGCACAAGTGGAAGGGCAAGGTCAGCGGTCTGGAAATTCCCTACCGCGTGACCATCGACGTCTCGTCCCGCAAGGTCCTGTCCATCGTCCGCAACTACAACGACACCGAGCGCCTGCCGGAGCCCCGCGAGACGTTCGTGGACTACACTTTCGTGCCGGGCTTGGGCTTCTACGGCATCGGCCTGCTGCACATCCTCGGCAATACCACCAACGCCATCACGGCGGCGTGGCGTGAGATGCTGGACAATGGCATGTACGCCAACTTCCCCGGCTTCCTGATGGCCAAGTCAGGCTCGCGGCAGAACACCAACATCTTCCGCGTGCCGCCCGGCGGCGGCGCGCAGATCGACACTGGCGGCCTTCCCATCGGTCAGGCCATCATGCCCCTGCCGTACCAGACGGGCGGCATGGGGCCTCTCATGCAGTTGACTGACAGCATGGCCCAGACCGGCATGCGGATCGGCGGCACCTCGGAGCAGCAGGTGGGGGAGGGCCGGGCGGAAGCGCCGGTCGGCACCACGCTGGCCATGATCGAGCAGGCGACCAAGGTCATGAACGCCGTCCACAAGCGCCTGCACGCCGCTCAGGCTCGGGAGTTCAAGCTGCTGGTGGAGTGCTTCAAGGAGCACCCGGAGGCCTTCTG